GTCTATCATAGTCTGAATTATTGTATCATCATCATCTATATCAATAATTGCGAATAACTTTGCTTCTTCAAGTGTTACTATAGGTGTTGCTGGTGCTACTGTTTGAATTGTTTGCATAACTAACCTTTAACTGCTGTTTCAGTTGCTTTTATCTTTGATGAAAGTTCTTTTAATTCAGCTTTTAACTCAATCTCTTTTGCTTTCATTTCATCAAGATTTTTAATGTTTTCTGCAAGTTCAATTTCTGCTTGTTTTTTAGCTTTCAATACATCAATGTTTTTTCTAACTTCTAAAAGTTTTTTTTCATCTTTTGGAACTGCTACATTATTATCTATCATTCTCAAAGCTTGGATATCATCAACTTCGTAAAATACCCACTCTCCGCTTTTATCTTTTTCAAAAGCAGGATAGTCTATATCTATCCCACTCATTGAAATTATGTATCTAATTTCCATTATTTAAACCTTTCGCTATTAAGCATTAGCCATATATTTATATGTTTCAGACTGTAAAAGTTTAGAATCGTATCTTTTTGAAACTCTCCAACCGATTTGACCATTAACCGCATATAGTTCAGGTAAAACTTTCATTTCCATTCCACCTCTGTCTGCAATTTGGAAGTATTTCATATCTCCGAATCCCATAAATTTATTACCTGTTCCGATTGATGGCATTTGTTCATTTATGATAATTGGATAACCATCGAATGTATTTGGTACTCCGATTTGTAATGATGGCTGCCATAGGTATTGACCTTGTGTATCTTTAACTTTTCTGATAACTTTTTCAGTAGAAGAGTTCATCATCAACTTACCGTTTTTTCTATAAACAGCTTTAACTGAATAGATTAAGTCAATTACTTCATCAAGCGTAACCGCTGCAACTGCGACTGTTGTTTTCCCTAATGCTGCACCTGTGATAATACCCTCTCCCTGAGTTGTACCATTACCAACAGTAAATCTATTTTCTTCAACTTCTGCAATACCTTCTGAAATTAATCCTGATAAGTATGTTTGTAAGTTAATAAATGCATCTGCAATCAATTCATCACTTGCTTTAATAATACCACCTAATTTTTTAGCACCTAATACTTTTTGTCCGAAACTTGCATCTGTTTCAGGATATGCACCATTTTCTAAAATTTCTGTGAACGTAGGTCTTGAATCTCCTAAAGGAATGTTTGTTGTACTCATAGTTCTTATTACTGTTGAGTTTTGTCGCATAACATTCATTTCTAGTAACTTATCAATAACTGTAGTTAAGTATGTTTCAGGAACTAGAAAACCACCCTCAGCACCAACACCAGTATTTAATACTGCTCTTGTTTCAGAAGTCATAGGATTTGTATTTGGATTACTTCTTAGCATATTTTCAAAAGCATCTACATATCTTTTTTGACTATCTACTTCTTTTCTTTCATTGTTTGTTTTAGGAGTTTCAACTTGTGGAACTTCTCTAACTTCTTTAAAAGCCTCTTCAACTTTAGAAAGTTTAATTTCTCTTTGAATTGATTTCTCAATGTTGTCTAAATCATTTTCTAATCTTTGATAAGTTTCTTCACTACCTGCACCCTCATTGTCTAATGCTGAACGCATACCTGCTACAATTTGAACTTTCTTCTCTTGTAATTCTTCTAATTTTGGCATATTTGCCTCCTTGTTTTTTGTTTTATAAAGCTTCTGCTAACCTAATTCTTCTCAACCGTTTTTGTTTTAATAACGCTTTAGTATCTTCATTTGGTGTAGCCTCCTCTTTATTGATTTCTTCTGATTCTCTTCCTATTTTCGCTTTACTATCAAAGCCTTTCCATACCGCACTTAACTCGTGTATATCAAACTTAGTTACTAGTACTTCTGTTGGCTCGTTTTCTCTTTCAGTTGTAACTACTTCTTGAATAGAATAACCGACTGAAACATCTGTTAAAATACCCTCTTTGAATTTTCTAAATACTGTGTCGCTATTTTCATCTGTACCAAATACTACATCGACTTTTATTTGACCTGCTTCAACTCTTTTATTTTCAATTCTACCGATTGCGTTATCTATTCGCATTTCGTGATCTTTGAAAAAAGTATTTAAGTTATCTAAAGATGCACCATTTACATCTAATCTCTCCTCGTATACCTCATCATTCCACCAATCATATCTCAAACCTGCATTATCATCTGAAACGATTATAAATGGTATCATTCTTGAATCTTCATTAATCAAAGATATATCAGGTTTAGCACGATTAGTAACAGTTCCTAAATTTAAAAAATCTTTAGATTGACGTGTTTGTGTTTTCATTTAAATTTCCCTTTTCTATATTTTCTAAAGTTGCATACTGAATTTGCATCAATAGCTTATCTCCAAATTCATCAGTATTTAGATTTTCTTTTTTTCTTACTTCGTTTGGTGTCATATATCCACCATTAATAGCATTTTTATAACCCTCTGTTCTAGTTTTAAAATCCCCTCGCATTAATCCGTCAAAATTAAACTCTGCGAAATATTCTAATTTTTCTGAATCTGTTAATAGTTGAGAATAAATAGCAGCTTCAATTTTTACTGCAACTGGCATCAAACAAAATTTAACGTGTTCTAATGATAATTCAGTAATATTTGAGAATGTAGCATTTTTTAAATCGTTTATTAAATGTGGACTTACTCTGAAAATTGAAGCTATATCGCTTTTTTGATATTGTCTTGTTTCTAAAAATTGGCTATCGTTATTTGATATCGTGATAGGTTGCCACTTTAATCCAGCTTCTAATACTATAGGTTTTTTAGAGTTTGAAAGTCCTGCGTATTTTTCCCCAAATTGAGATTTTATTCTATCGACTTGATCTTGTGTCTTAAATTCCCCATCTGTTGATAAAATACCACTTCCGTTAGCTCCGTTTTCAAAGAATTTATTACCGAATATTTCAGTTTGCATTCCTAGTTTTATACTGTTTGCATTTTGAGTAATTGGTGTAACTCCTAAAATTCCATTATCTGATGGAAGTCCTACGATTCTAAGTATTTCATTGTTTTTAAATACTCTTTTCCCTTTGTTTGAGTTATCGGCACTTATTGTATATTCGTATTTAATAGATGGGATATTTTTATCTGTTACTGATAGTGTTATATCCATATTATCATGGATTAAAGGGTATAAAGCGACTATTTGTCCGCCGTTATTTCTAACTATTTGACTAAAGTGAGTACCTCTTAATTCTAAATCTTGTACTACCATTTCACGCCATGTTGCGGATGTCATTAGTGGATTAGCTTGACTATGTAAAATGTTATATAATGGGTGTGTTTTAGCTTTTTCACGTCCGTTTTTTGTTTCTTTGTAGAAATTTAAAGGTACTGAACTTATTCCTTGTGCCTTTACATTTACACAAGTGTATACTGTAGTATGGTTCATAGCTGTGTTAGCACTTACATTTACACCATCTTGAGTAATTCCGAATATTGATAAAGCTTGTTTATCAGTTAATGGAATGTTTGAGAGTTCTCTTTTTTCAAGAATATTACTAAACATTTTCTATATCTTCTTTTTTAAATATTTGTTTAGTAATAAAATAAATTGTAATGAGTGGAATAATTATAAATGTAGCTGAAAATGAGTATATTCCAAATAAATTATTTGATAGATATACTCCGTAAGACACTATGCAAAAGCATATAGTAACAATGATAAAATATATAATAGTTGCTATTACTTCTTTATTCATAGGTAATTCCGTTTCTTGTATTTGAGTATTTTAACCCTCTTTTACAAATTGTATCTTTGTATATCTTAATTATAACTTAGTTGTTTTTGTAAATTACACTTCTATTAATTCTATTATTCCAGTTTCTTTATTATGTTTTGGAGTATATACAATATTATTATATATAACATTATTTTCTCCATGTAACTCTATCTCTTTTGTAATGTTTAGTTTTTTATTAAATTCTTTTATTGTCATTTGCATTTTTAATTCTCCTCGATTGAACGCTGCATGAAGTTTATTTCACTATTTCCACTACTTTCAGCTGTGAAAGTAATTATATCGGTAGGATTAGCTCCGATTATTACATCTGTACTAAATAGATTTATTCTAACCTCTCCTGTTTTACTTGAAAATGTACCACCTACTTGCTCGTTTTTTAGAGTAAGTCCAGTTACTACAGTTCTT